GTAAACAATCATTAACTTTTCATCTAAAGATGCGTTATGTATTAGTGTATTGTCAGGATTAATAGTGTAATCTGTTACCTCTTGCCATGCTGTAATTTGAGTATTACCTGAAAAAGCTGCTTTAAATAAAGAAAAGTCTTTATATTGAACTACTATCGTTTCATTTGAGTTATATAGGCGATCTATAGTGTCAGTAGCTGTTCCATATAAAAACTCAAAATAACGAGCATTTGCGTTGTTTTTAATATATACAGGACCACTTGTTGGGTAATAATCTATGTAGTTACCATTTGTGTCATATTCAAAAACTGTAGATGGTGCTCTATAGTTAACAGGAACATCTATAGCATTACTATTAGATACAATGACATGTTGAGCAAGGTAGTGTACTATAGCGTCATACCCAAGAGCAGTATTTGCTAATTGCACTGTTAAATTACTTAAGCCTTCAAATTGGGAGAATTTAAAGTAGTCGCTATTTTCTAGTTTTTCACACCTTAGATCTTGAAAACTATAACGAGTGCTATTTAAAACATCAAGTTGTTTATCTGGCGGTACTTTATATAACTCATGTAGCTTTAAAGATGAATAGACTATAGGGGTCATAAGACCTGATTTTCTTTTATATAATGTAATAGCTTTAGGCTGGTTAATTAAGCCAGGAATAGTGTTTAAGTAATTAACTAAGTTATCAACGTAACTTACCTTTAGGCTATAATCTTTATCAGTTACATTTCTACAACTATCAACCTTATGCTTATAGTAATATACACCTTTGCTATTTCCTGTAGTCTGTGCTACAACAAAAAAATCATAATCATCAAAAAACTGCATATAATTGACAGGGGTGTCATTAGTATAAATAAGGTATTTATTGCAGTTATCTATTTCACTTGTAAAACTTCTTAAGCTACTAATAGGGTATGTATTTTTACTAATAATTGATTGATCGTATAAGTATTCTACATAAGAGTTATTTTCTATAAGTAGATCAACGTGATCATAGTAGTAGCCATTTACATAGACTATTACATCACCGCCATTTGCTTTTAAGTTATTTATAGCTGATTGTATATTAGCTTTGTCTACGTTGTTAGATACCCACTGACCTTGACAGACAAGACCTATTTTATTAGGTAGTTGGTTGTATTCATTTGTATTAAAGTAAGAGTTACTATATACTCTTAAATACTTAATACTATCGTAATCAAATTTTAATTTAAAAGATGAATCTACTTTAACGCATATGCATAGCGAAGACTCATCTATAAAACTATACCAGCAGTACTCTCTTGGAACTACAACTCCATTTTGGTTATATAGCATGATGTTAATATTGCGATTATTAATATCGTCTCTAAAATTAATCCAAAAATCCCTATACCACTCGTGGCTTTGTGCCATTATGTTAAACATATTAGTGCTAATGTGTCCTACTATATAAGTATAGTAGTCATTAATGTCATCAGGCAACCTTTTACTTACTTGATAAAATAGCGCTACTTTTCTAGAAGTTGTCTTATTAGCCTTAATAAGCTTAATGTGGTATTGACTGTCTTGAGAAACAGCTTTATATATATTAGAGACAGCAAACTCAAAAACAGGCGTAAACATGTTTTGCACCTATTTTAAATTAAAGGTGAGACTTGATGTATTCTTTATTGATATACTTATCAGTAAGTGCTGCATATTTTTCCATAAAGTCTTCTAATCTACCTTTTTTAGATGCTTTTTCTGCTATTTTTGATATATAAGACTTATTAAAGTTTCTTATATTTAATGCAGCATAGCAGATTGATATCCAGTTAGGCGGATACTCAAGAGAGGTAAATAAAATCTCTTTACCGTTAATACTTAACCAGTTTGTCTGAATGATATTAAATAGTACATTATAGTCAAAGTTCTTTAATCTTACATTATCAACTGTTTTTTCAAGATTTTTACAAAAGACAATGATGTTAGAAAATTCACCATTTACCCTATCGTATATCTCTTCAACTAAGTTATCTGTAATATATGTCTCTTTTTTAAAACGCATAGAGCAAATTTTAACATCATCTTCAGTTAACTCCTCTTTAAATAAACTAGCGTAATAAAGGTAAGAGTAAGCATGTATCCTAACCATATCCTGAGGCATAAGACCGAATCTTATAGATATAGTAGAACTCATCCATCTAGCAAATATCTCCTGAGCTAATGAAAGCCTATAGAGTTCATCAGCTCCTCCAAGGCGATATATACAAGATAGAATAAATCTATTTAACGCAAGATCAAACTCAAATGTGTTTTTAATTTTATAGTTTTCATCCTTAGAAGTAAAATACCTAAAATCAAAAGCAGCCCATTTGTTATTGTCGCTAAAGACAGTGTGAACAAATGGAGGTATAGATTGAGTTTTATCATTATTTGTTAAAATAGAGATAGTCTCTAGCTTTTCCTTATCTGAAGATATATTATATACAGGTTTGTTATTGCCTATAAAGTAAGACTCATTAATGATATATTTTTCAAGCTCTAATTTAACGTTATTAAAGTGCACGTTTCTTATTGCACCAGTTGTTGAGTAAGCGTCTTTGAACAACATTTTTCCTCACCCGTCTTGTTTCAAAAATTGTTTGGTTTAAACCCAATTAAACCAAACAATATTTTTTACTTCTTTTCTATAAGGAGCATAAAAATGGTAACTTTAGTAAACTCAGCACCTATGGTAATTGATAGGGGTACACGTGATTTTTCAACTCGTGTAGTCCCTACAGAATTTGGGAAATTTCCTCAACATTTACCTAAGTTTTATATTTTTGCTGAAAAAGGTCCTGTTGGTCCTACATATGTAGATCTTGGTGTAACTACTCTAACAGAACTATATGGAGAGAAAACATTTAATGTAGAATCTAAATACTACACACATTCTACTCCTTTTATTGAAAAAGTAGCAGCTAATGGTAACAATATGGTTATTCACCGTCTTGTACCATCAGATGCTAAAGATGTAGCAAATTTACAGCTTTATCTTGATGTCTTACCAACAACAGTAACTATATATCAAAAGAACACAGATGGTTCTATTAAGTATGACACTAACGGCAACCCATTACCTGTACTAGATGCTAATGGTAACCCTGTAACTACTTCTGGTTACACTGTTAAATGGGTTGTTAAACACACTTCTTATAACCTTGGCACTTATCAACCTGGTCAATTAACTATTCAGCCTGGAACACAAGTTGACACAACTACAAACACTCAATCTCAGCAATATCCTATTTTTGAGTTTTCTGCCTCCAGTGTTGGTGAATATGGCAATACATTAGCAGTTCGCATGTGGGCTGCTTTAACAACAGATATTGATCCATTTCCTGATTTAGTATTTAATGAAGCTAAAAACTATCCCTATTACTTCCAGTTATATAGATTATTAGATAGTGTATCTGGTCGTGTAGGGTTAATTTATAACAATATGGGGTCTTCCTATAATAAATTTATTCTTGAACAAAGTAAGAGAGACCCTGCTTCTGGTGACATTTTAGATGCAAAATACGTTATAACTGAAAAATATGCTACAGCTACAAGACAATATAGAAATGATATCGGTAGTGTATACGTATATTTTTCAAATATTAACACACTTCTTCAGCAATTTTATAACTCTGAAAAACAACACACAGACCCATATACAGATTCATTAATTACTCCAACTGGTAATAACTACTATGCTATAAATATATTATCTTTTACAAATAGCAATGGCTCTCCTTATAATACTATTAAATTAGTAGATGGAGTAGATTCAACTCGTATTACTAAAAACACTAATCTTTTCTTTGGTGGTGCTAGCGATGGCACGATGAATGAAGATATTTTTGATACTTTAGTAAGAAATGACTTAATTAATTACGGTAACTCTTTACACGAATATCAGGATCTAGTTTTACACCCAGAATCAATTATTTATGACACTGGGTTTAAACTAGAAACCAAAAAAGCTATGGGTAACTTTATTTCTAAGAGAAAAGATACATATATTATTGCTTCTACTTATGCATTTAACGCTCCTGCTCTTACTGTAGATGAACAGTATTCTGTAGCTGTTGCTCTTAAAACAACATATCAACTATATCCTGAATCAACATTTTTTGCTACACCTACCATGCGAGCAAGTATCGTTGCTGGTAGTGGTGAAATTATAAATAGCAACTATAAGAAACGTGTTCCTAAGAGTTATGATATAGCCCATAAAGCTTCTCGCTATATGGGTGCAAGTAATGGTAAATGGAAAAACGGCTACCTATTTGACAGAGAGCCTGGTTCTGTAATTACTGAACTTAAAAACTTAGATTCTGGTTGGATACCAGCATCAGTTCGTAACACACTATGGTCTACTGGTATCATTTTCTCGTTAAACTATGAAATCCGTAAACAGTTCTTCCCAGCACTTAGAACTATATACGATGATGATACTTCTGTATTAAATAACTTCTTTACAGCTATGGCAATTTGTTATCTTAATAAAATTGCTCATGCTGCTTGGAGAAAATTCTCAGGTAGTATTTCATTGACTGATGCTCAACTTGAAGAGCAAGTCAATAAGTTTGTTTCAGATTCAGTTAAAGATGCATTTGATAATCTATTTGTTATTAAGCCTGCTGCTAAAGTAACTGAATATGATGCTCTTAAAGGTTTCTCATGGACACTACCTATTAAGATCTATGCTAACAATATGAAGACAGTTATGGAGACATACGTAGAAGCTTACCGTATGTCAGATCTTGGTGGTTGATATAGTGCATTAAGTACTTAAAAAACCTCCCCCTTTTAAGGGGGAGGATAAAAACATAAATTTTAAAAGAACCTTGTGCTTAAATTCCAATACTGTGATTCTTGTCTTGGTGTTTTTTATAAAGGAAAGTAACTATGGGTAGACTTACTGATGCTTTAATGTCTGGTGCCTATGTCCGTAACATTGATAGACCTGTCCTTAATCTAGAGCACGGTGGGCAACACGGTTGGGCACCTAATTTAACTGAGCTAGTTTCTAATAACGCTTATGTATCAAGGCCATTAATTTGTATATTATTAGAAGCTCCTAAAATGTTTACAGTAATGCCTGATTCAGAAAAATGGATCGGGTCAATTAAAGCTTTATTTGAGCTACATGCTCGTACTATTGAAGGTTTTAATGCTGGTCTTAAAGTAGATTTTGAAGCGCATCCTGTAGGTGGCGCTGGTGAAGAGCAAGAAGAAGTAGTAAATGTTACTCGTGAAAAAAGTACACCTAAATTCACATTCATTGAAAAGTATGGTCGTCCTATTCAAACACTTCTTGAATATTGGATCATGTATGGCATGATGAGTCCAGAAGCTAAATTTGCAATGATTACAACAATGAATAATGATAGTGTTACTGATCTATTATCAGACTGGTACACGGCTACTTGTTTATTTGTTGAACCTGACCCTTTACACAAAAATGTCAATAAAGCCTGGATTACAACACATATGATGCCTAAAGGTACTGGTGATATTACTGCTAAACGTGATTTAACTTCATCTCAAGAAATACTAACACTTGATGTTGAATTTACAGGTGTGTCTCAATATGGTTTAGGGGTTAATCTATTTGCACAAAATATCCTAAATAGCATCAATATCACTCATGCTGATCCATTTATGCGGCCTTCGTTCATTGATAGAATTAGTCCTGATGTTGCTGCTATCGATAATGGTTACAAGAAGAGTGTTGAGACTGTTGGTAGCACTGCTGTAACTCATATGGGTGCTTAAATTTTAAGCAAGTAAGGCTGCATAAAAAGCAGCCTTACTTGCAATAAAAATATTGTGAGTTTTTAGTATAAGGATAAAACTATGGTTACAATTCATTTAACTGAGACTAAGTTAAAGCAAAAAAATAAAGAAGGTATTTTAAAGCCTGATGAAAATGGTTACTATACTGTACCACTTGGTGCAGTTAACTGCTATAATGCAGCAGGTGAGTTTTATACTAGTGAAGGTATTAATGAGTTATTTTCACCATCATCTTCACTAATGAGAAGAATATCTAACGGCAATTTATACGGTGAACTAGGACACCCTAAAAAGTTACCTAATATGACTAATTTTGAGTTTTATCAAAGAGCAAGAACTATTGAAGAGACAAATATCTGCATGCATATTTCTGAAGTTTGGCTTGATTACGATTTTGGTAAAAAAGTAAATAGTTCTATACCAAATATGATAGGTATATTTGGTAAAATTAGACCAGCTGGGCCACATGCTAATGTACTAAAAGAAGATTTAGATAATAAAAAAGCAAATGTTTGTTTTTCTATACGTTGTTTAACTTCTGTTGAAGTTAAAAATGGTATTACAGTTAAAAAGATTGAAGAGATTATTACATGGGATAGAGTTACTGAACCTGGTATCAGTATCGCTAATAAGTGGGATACACCTTCTCTTGAAGATTTAACTGATACAAGGTTTACTAAAAGTCAAGTTATCACATATAGCCAAGAGATGCTTAAGGAAAATATAACACTTGAAAGCGATAGGATAGCTTTAAGTGAATTAATTGCGCGCCTTAATAAAGAGGATAGACTTACACAAAAAGAGCGTCTTTTAAAGTGGTAAAAGCACAAGAACCCACCCTGAAGGGAATGACCCTTCAGGGTGGTTAAATATATAGGTTAAAGTTAAACTTAGTATTTTTCTTTATATTTTTTTGTCTTTCTTTTTTAAGATCTTCTAGTAGTTGCTCAACAGCTATGGACTTATTGTAGTCTATTTGTAGGGACTTAGATAAGTATAAGATTTTATTTTCTATCTTGGAAGCTATAGCATCATCTTGCTCTACTCTATAAGCTTCACTTAGCTCATTTAACATATTTTCTATCTCTTCTATCTCATCCATATTAAGTTCAGTGCGTTTATACTTTTCTTTAATTAATGGTGTATTTTTACTAAAAAGTTTAGATGTATCCATTCCATATAGGTTAAGGTTTTTACCATTACTAAGTAGCCAATAGGACAATAACGCAGCTATTACTAAGTCATCATTGCCATTTTCAGGATGGTCTATACGGTTATTACGTACAACTAGGGATGCTATTTGTGTAACTGTTTGCTTGTCTTTTATTGCATAGCCTGTATATTTACACATATTTATAAGTGTAGAAGAGTATAGCTCACTTCTACTTGTTACGCCTGAACCAGATGTTGAAAAGCCTATGTATTTACGGTATTTATCATAAATAGATATATCTAAAGTGTAGTTAGACTTAAGTAATTCAAACTCTTTTTCATGTTCTGCTTTGTTTTGAAATATAAAGTTAAAAAGTTTCTTATATGGGTTAATGCCGCTAGAAGCAAATTTTTGTATAAGGTAGTCTATGATAGTAGCACCTGAAGATCTTCTTTCTATAATCATTACAGAGTTTGGATACTTCATCATGAATGAAAAGAAAAAGTCAGCTACTGTAATAAGGTTAGTGTCATTAAATGTTGCTGCACATATAACTGAACCAGATAAATGCTCTCTTACTATAAAGCTAATATCGTCTCTACCAACAGCATCTGATGTATCAACACCTATGACAAAAAACGCTCCTAATTGAATTAAATTCTCTATTTCATCTGTAGTATGTACATACCACCTTAACATATAATTATAAGGCTCATAGAACTCTACATAAGGCTCATCGTCTATAGATTCATAAAGTGTTGCAATTATATCTTTAGGTAAAGGAGATGAAGATGAGCCTTGTGTCCATCTATTAAATAAATCCCTATCGGCGTTTGTACCTTCTGCTAAGTTTTCAGCTATCCTTTCAGCCATCCATTTATCATCATAGCCTAATTGTAAGTAACTTCTTTCTATATAAAACATTAGTCTTTTAGTAGCATTATTTGTTGCTCTACTATTTTGAAGTACTAGTTTTCTTAAGTGTTCTTCATCCTCAGCGTCATAATAGCGTTCATTAAACTCTGTAGCGCTACAGACTAATTTATAGACATATCCAGCATCACGATCATCTATATCACCAGCTGTTGTTGTAAATATTATACCATAGTGTGTTTTATTGCGTCTTGCTTGTTCTCTTGCTTCATTACCAGCCATAAGTGCTGCTTCAACAGCTATTTTAATATTAGGGGTAATGATAGGTTCATCTGAGATAAATATAGGAGATGTAAAACCACGACCTACTTTATTAGCAAGTGTTTCAGAAGCGTTAGAAAGTGAACCTTTATATATATTACCTAATGCAGAAATAGTTGCTATCTCGTTATTAAAAACATCTTTAGGGGTTCTCATGTCTATATATTTAGGTAAGCAATTTTGTACATTTTTAAGTCGCATTAAGTCATTAGCTCTTAATTGTTCACTAGCTGTTAAAAAGTTAATAAATGTAGATACGCAACCTAAATTCATTAAGTAACAGGTCAATGCAGTTATAGAAAATGATTTACCAGTTTGACGAGGCTGAGTTAATATAAAAGGAATATGATTAAAAAAAGACCAATATGCAGCAATATTTGCTCTATTAGCTTTAAATGGAGTACTAAAAACACCAGTAACAGGTGGAGCGTGAACTATCTCTCTAAAAAAGTACCAAGGATTTTCTATACATTCTTCTATAACAAGTTGCTTTATATCAAGAGGTAAATTATCATCTCTTGCATCTATATGCCTTAACTCTTCATTATGAAGCGCTAAGATAAATGCATGATTTTTTATACCCATTTGTTTAAATATATAAGATGTTCTTAAAAATGATTCATTTTTAGTCTCTTTATGTATAGTAGCGTAAGGATATAGATCCCAGTCTTTTTGAAACAGAATCATAGCTAGCTCGTGTAGTAGTTCTTGGTAAACGCTCGAACAATTAGGTAAATGAACAAAAAGTTAGCTAAGCCTACTGCATATCGCTCGCTAATATTATTCTTTTTCTTAATTTTCTTAACTATATTAACACCCATATTTTTAGCTTGCGTAACAGTTAAATCTTCACCTCTTGAATAAAGTATTTGACCAGCTACTTTACTCATTATAAAGATTAAGTCATTGTGTTTCTTTAGGATATACTTATTTTTAAATAAGTACTCAATAGTAACCTCTAGGCATAAGTGTATATATGCATTACACTCTTCATGGTTTTCTTTACTACTATGGTAGTAGTCGAAAAATAGCTTAATTATCTCATCGCTTGAAGCTTTAGTAACACTTTTTACTATATGTCTACAAATTTCTTTTAACTCTTCTTTATTAAAGCTAGAATACTCAACTAGTACAGATTGTAAATACTGGAAATAAATATCAGGTCCATGTAACCTATCTGTAATAGTATCTTCACCTTCTATAGAAGTTACTACATTTTGAGAAGAACCCATGAAGCTATTTGTCTCACGTATGTTTATAAACTCACGATAGATGTTTTTAACCATATCCTTAGTTCTATTAAATAAGTCGTTAATTGCATTAGCTAACTCTTTGTCATTGTCGTATTTTATAATTACGTCTATGAACTTTGACTTTAAAAAAGCGTCAGACCTATATTGCGCGTATTCAATCCAGTTTTTTAATGATTTAATAATGTACTTATAGCTTAAGTGTTCATATAGGCTTTGAGCTTCATTTTCAGATATAGGGTAAACAAAGTAGTTACTTGAAATAATAGCCAATGTCCTTAATGTAAAGTAATTTAAGGCTTCTAAGCTATACTTTAAGGCTTCTTCTTTTTTTAAAGATCTATTATTTAAAAACCTATGGACGCTATAGAAAATATAGTTGTTTACAGGTTCAGATGAGACTTTAAAGTTTTTGTTTAATGTAGTTGCTTTATTTAGTGCTTCTTTTGCTTCATTAGGGGTTGTTCTATAGACGTTATTGAAATAATTTTCTTCATCTAGGTATGTATATTTAACGCTATAGCAACCTATATAAGGGCTACTATAAAAGTACCTAGATTCATCGTTTTTGTTGATAAAACTAATATTAACGTCTCTAATAGCTTCATATGTCTTTTTGTCAAATTCTACAGTGACAAACGCATCTAGTGCTTCTTTAACAGTTGTTGTCATGGCTTAAAACCTTTTTTTAGACTTTAGTTAAAAGTGAAGTTATGGTGTAACATGTGTTAGATGGTGCATTTGTTAAAAACCACTCATCTTCTTTTGTTTTAAAAATGTAACCATTAGCATCTAAAAAAACAATATCATAGTCTCTTTGCTTAATAGATTCATACTGAACTAGTGGTTCTTTATTAACATATTTAGGTGCTGTTGCATATATAGTTTTGTTATTTGGAATATCATTACTTTTAAGGGTGTATTTTTTCTCTATTTCATCATAGTCTACTTGTGCTCTACTATATTTTGCCATAAGTGCTTTAGCTACAATTTGAGCTATAGGTCCATAAACTTCTATAGTTTTTTCACTAGAATCTGTATCACTAGTTTGAAGTGTTTGGGTATTAGGTGTATTAGGTTGATTGTTGTTAATTGTAGCTTTTTCTTTAATAGTAGTATCTTGGTCTATATACTTATTTGGGTCGAATTTTTTACTCATATAGGTTCCCCTTTTATATTAATAGAATCAAACCATTTTTAATTAAATTTAATATATTCAGGGATGTGATGTTAAAAATAATATTATGACCGGTAAAAAACCGGTCACAACCTGCAAGGAGTTACTCTAGTTGTGGGTAACTTCAGCTAGGTAACTCTATTTTGCAGGAAATAGTGCTTTCTGCTTTTAAAGGCAGAAAGTTGGGCTGCCATCGTGTTTCTCCTGGTTGGTGAAGTTTTTACCCCAAACGAGCCTTGTGCTCGTTTGGGGTGTTTTTTTAATACCATATATATTTTTTGCCTTTAACAACCTCTAAGGAGTAAACATGGCAGTTCACATTACAGATAAAAATACTAATAAAGTTATTATTATTGAACCAAATAAATATGCTGAAGAAGAAAATTCACCTGAAAGAGAGGCAGCTATATCTGAGTTAAAAGAAATATTTGATGGATATAATAAAGAAATTAACGAATGTGAATATTTAGAAGAACATAAGGAAGAAGAAATAGATGAAGAAGAGCGTAGGAAAACTGAAGCACTTAATAAATGCGTTAATGAAATGTACAAATTGCATAAATTTTGTCTTAAAATTTTAGACACTTTCATTTTCCTTGAAAATGAACTTCGAAAGGGGTAACCTGATGAACATGAACATTTACGCATGTGGTGGTGCTGGCATTAACATCGCTAAAAAGATTAAAAATGGATTAGCTAATATTTACTATATTGATACATCTACATCTAATCTTAAAGATATTACAGATCGCTCTAAAGTCTACCGCGTCAGTGGCATGGATGGAGCAGGTAAGAATTTTAAACTAACATATGAGAATTTTAAAGATAAAGGATATGAAGTTCTATCTGAGTTTACACCATCAGATAAACTTAATATTCTATTAAGTTCCACATGTGGCGGTTCTGGTGGAATGCTCTCAGCTATTTTAGCAACAGAGTTAATTAGACAAAAAAAGCCATTTGTTATTATTGGCGTAGAGAGCTTTACGTCTATTAAAGAAATGCAAAATACCCTTAATTTGTTAAAGACTTACAAAGGTATCTCAGCAAAACATAAAGCAAATGTATGTGTTTTATTAGAAAGTAATGAAGATATTGAACACGGAATTATTTCTAATCGAGAAAAAGCAGATAAATTAGCAATTACAGCAATAAATGTTTTTGCTTTACTTACTGATAGAACAAGAACAGAAGAGTTTGATAACGAGGACCTTAATAACTTCATTAATTTTGATAAGGTTACTAATAATGAACCTGCTGCTACAACTCTTGTAATTTGTAATAATGAAAAAACTCTACAAACTAGTAACACATATGTAGCTGCAATGATTCATATTACTTCTAAAAGGGACCGAAGCGTAGTAGGTGATCTTCCTGATTATTTATGCACTTGCATAGTAACAGACCCTGAAGTAGGCGATGTTGATTATCGAATTGATAATGTTGTAGGCGGCATAGATGAGCGTATTAGATACTACGAAAAGCGTATAGCTCAAATTAACGAAAAGAAAAACTTCAAAACTATGAAAGAAGTTGAAATTGATGCTAATGAAGATGGATTTGTATTGTAATAACTAATAACACACCCTCAAGGCTTTTATGCCTTGGGGTGTGTTATGCTTCTAAAATTTTTTCCATGTAAGTTTCTATTTCTTTTGTCTCTTCATAGCTAAAAAGTAGCCCATAGTCAAAAGTTCTTTGTATCCTTTTAATAATGTTTTTCCAATCATTAATAAAGTGTCTAGATTGATTTTTATTTTTACTTACATCTATAAGAAACACCATAAACTTTAATCTAGATAGAAGCATAGCCCATTGCACTTGTATAGTTGGCGATATATCTGGTAAGACTAACGCTTGTAGTGCACTTTTACCAGATGGTAGTATAATGTTAGCTAATAGGTTAATAAAGTTTGTGTTTTTATTTTGTAGTGTATATAAGGTATCTTTTACCCATCTATCTATTTGTTTATATGGTTTATATATAGAAAATGGAAGCTTATATTTAATTATAGGTATTTCGTATCTATTATAAAAATAGTCCATAAGAACATTTAAAAATACATGATCTGTCTGAGTTGGTAATATACCAGGTAGTACATATTTATACATGAAATGGTTTTTATTAAGTACTGGTTCACCTTTTGATTCATTGATTCTTTGTTCTCTTAAAAACTGCCTATACTTAATAGCTAGTATAGAAGGATTAAAAGATATAACAGTTATACCTTTTCTTTGTCCATAGTTTCTAGATACAGGAAGAAGCATATTAAAATCATTAATGTTGTGCTGCAAGACACTTATACACGGATAAGTTTTCCATTGAAGTTCAACTTGATATGGGTTAAAGTAGCTATCGTCTACTAAAATAACCTCTGAGTTACCTTCACCGTAAAAATAACCATTATGCACAACTCCTCTTTCTATATCAGAAGTAAATTTAAAGTGTTTAGCTAGATAAATGGCAAAACGCCTATTTTGTTCAACATAGTTTTCAACAGGTAAGCTTAAGTCTGTAGGTATGTGTTCAACATACCTAGATAGAATAAAGTTATTTTTCACTGCAAATATTTTATTTTGATAATAATTCTGTATTTTGGAGATATTATAGTCATATATATTAACTAAGTAGTTGACATCCCTCTGGATAACAACTCCAGATATAGGAGATTTATCTACGTATTCTTTCCTAAAAAGTTCAAGGTATAGCATAATCGTTCTTGCTTTTGCTTGTTGAAAGGAGGGAAAATGGTTGATTTTGAAAAAGAATGTATATTTAATTACTTAAAGCAGTCTATGATGGATTGCGTAGGTATCAACGCTATAAAAACTGAAGAAGAATTAGCTACGTTTTATGACTGGATTATACATAGTGACTTGGCTAAAAGGCTACGCATAAAGCAAATAAAGAAACTATATTTAACGTATTTATTACTTGTTAGTGCCTTTAATAATAATAACACTACTATACACTAAACCACAGGATTTTGTTTTGCGTTGTTTCAGCCTCAAATGAAAGGAAAGGGAAATGGAAGAGCTTGAGTTTTTAAACAAGGAAGACATTAATAACAACTTTCAAGTATTTAAGATTAATGAAGAAGCCATGATGGAATATATGAAGAATACAAAAAGAAATGTAACATTTAACATCCTTAATGATGAAAAATATGAATTCTTTTATAAACCAGTAGCTGCCTTAAAAAAAGAGAATTACTTTATCTATGGGTTACTGTTGCATGTCTTTAGGCGGCATCTTCATAAAGATAAAAAAGGCGAACTTTGTTTAAATATTTTAACTAAAGATAAGTTTAAGGATTACTTAGAAGGAAACTACAAAAAGGAGCTAAAGTGTATTGAAGTAAGTGATGGCTCTGTGACTGGTGAGCTGTATAAGACCTATAGTGATTTGCTACCAAATTTCATCCGTAGGTATAAAATGCTAAATGAATACGTTAAGAAAAAGCATCAGACGCATTAATGGCCATATATATAATAATTGACACCCATAGGGGTAAAACCTCGTAGGTGTCTATCGTTAATAAAAAATTATATATTTTGCATATACGTTGACGAGAACAACTGTCTAAGCAGTTGTTCTTGGTCAAGCAAAGGGTCTTTTTCTTCAACCATCTAAAGGAGTGAAAAATGGCAGTTAAAGTCAGTCAACCAAATCCCTTTAATCAAAATAATCAGCAAACTAATGCTGCATCGAAGTTATCAGGTTTAGGATTAGGAATGAGATATAGCTTTAAAATGCTATCTGAAACAGAACACTTTAATAAACTGTATGAAAAAATCGATAAGAAAATCACTGAGATCAATAAAAGTGCTAAAGACTATACTTATAAAGTAACTAAAATCTTCAAATATGAAGAGGGTCTAAGATATAGCGGTATTGCTATTTCAGCTAATAAAGATGGTATTGTTTACTGCCACACATTAGTCATCGAAAAAACTGGTGAGTATCCTGAACCATATATTGTTAACTTTAATGACAATATGCAACGTATTGAAATTCTTCGAACTCCGTCAGATAGTTTCGATGCAACATACGAAGCTTATGTACGCCGCATTGTAGCGCAAGAGCACAATGTATCTCCTGATAGTGTACTATCTGTAGATTCTACTCTTATTCCTAATGAGTTTGATTACGATAGTGATGAAGCCGTCAATCAAGTCCTTTATAATACAACAGGTGCTATTGATATGGAAATTTACTTCCATACAACACCTGAATTCTTTAATATCCAAGCAGTTAATAAGACTTATCCTAATGGCAAATTTGTTATTAATATGGTCTTTAATGATAATGCAATTGTCAAAGACGCTGTTGGTATGCCAGTAAGGGAAGACATCTGCATTTCTTTGTCATACAAAATTCCTTCTGGTAACCAAAATAGAAGCATCAACAACTCTGAAGTAGTTCTAAATATTGTTAAAGTATATGGGTATATTGATTTTGACTTTGTAGCACCCATCCAGACTCCTATGGGTGTGATGACCCAGAAGTTTGTACCTAATTTCGTAATTACACATATTGAGGCAGTTGATCTATTGCCATCTCCTGATATCCTAATGCTTGGTATCGCGTGTGTTAATATTGTAAATGACGATATGAACTGGTTGCAAGTGTTTAGACCACGTGCTACCAAGAAAGGAGAGATCAACTACAACGATATTGGTGCTTTAAACATTGAAGGAAATATCGAAGGCAATCCTAGTGGTTATGGTAGCCTTATAAATACTTCTTCTAAAGAGTTTACAGTACTAGAGCTTAACACACTAGTACAAAAACTAGTTCGTCCTGGCTTCTCTGTATCTATTGATATCCCGCAGATGTCACCTGATACTTGGTACGTAAGCATACTACAAGCTGCTAATGATCCAACAAGTAACGCATATAAGAGACTCATTAATAGCATCGATGGTTCTACTAATGGTGCGTTTAGTTCCATTGTTGGTAATCAAAGCTTACCAATCTTCAAGAACTTCATGAATAAAATTCATGGTGGGTACTTTGAGACCCGTGATAGAATCCATGATATTCGCGAAATCACAAGTTATCTGGCAGTAGCTAACTACATTGCACATACTGGTCAAAATAACTCCTATCTAATTGAATATACTAATAGCCTGTATAATATTAACTATGCACCAGAAGTACGTGCAGCTATGAGGAAAAGAATTATTGAGATGATTAACCCGCGCAATGTATATAAGCAGATGTACTCTAGATACTACTTCAACGCGCAATTCTTTAAAGCACTAGTTCAGTCATATATCGCAGCTGGATTTGCTCCAGTCTTTGGTAGCTCCACTACTTCCAATGATATCTTCCAGCGTCGCTCAAGCGCTGATCTAAATGGTGCCATCATCGAAAATGATGTCAGATTGATGGCTAATAACATGATGTTCCCTGGCTACCGCGGTATCCAGGGGTATCAGCGCGTGTACTAATAATTTAAAATAGTTAACATAGAGGCACAAGAGGGTCTACTCCCTCTTGTGCTTCTTTTTTTTCTATTAAAAATTGAGATGGTTTAGAAGTTGTTTTTAATTACATATATAAATGGAGTACCACCAAGCAGGAGTCAGTTATGCCAATCATCCTTGAGCTTGTGAAGTTTGATGATATTTTTCATCAAACCTCAAATGAAAAGATATTTATTAACAACATAGACATTTTCTCTAACGAGACAAAAGAAATATTGGATAAAATAATAACAAGTAAATATAGCGAAGACAATATCTCACTTATTCCCTCTTGTAGTTGCGGTCACACGCAAGGAGGCTATTATATAGGTAATATATGCCCAGTATGTAAAACAACTGTAAAAGTATCAACAGAAGATAATATCTCATTTCTAGTTTGGCTAAAACAGCCTATAGGTATAGAAAAATTACTTAATCCTGTTATTGTCTCTATGCTAGATGAAAACTTTAAGATTGGTAGACAACCAGCTTTTCATTGCCTAAGGTATATGATGCAGACTAACTATAAGCTTGATAAGCGTGTTATGGATTCTTGTGGTTATGCTAACTATACGCTTGATGAGTATCTTGAAAAGTATAACATCCAAAGAGGATATAATAGCTTTATCCAGAACTTTGATAATATTCTTGAAATATTGTTCCTTGTGTGTTATAAACACAGAAATAAGTCAAAGAAGTTTAGGGATTTTGATGAAGAGATTAGTCAAGATAAAGAACATAAAGTTGTTGATTTTGTGTTACGTAATAAAGATAAAATCCTTAATGAGTATTTACCGTTTCCTAATAGAATCATATTTGCATATGAGACAAATGAGTTAGGTACGTTTATAGAAAAAGATATTATTGTACCTATTAATGTTATTAGAAGATTAACTGGCATAGATATATCTTCTAAAAGACAAAAGGTTAAAGAAAATATGATAGGTACCTCTTTACTAGATATGAGTACATTTTATCGTGAATACTTCAAAAAAGTCGTATTTAAAAATGAAGGGTTAATTAGGCAACAAGTTATATCAACAAGATCACAATTTAGCGCTAGGGCTGTAATTACAAGTATAAGTGGACCTCATGAGTATGATGAGATGCATCTACCGTGGAGTGTAGCGTGTAGCTTATTTAGAGAACATCTATTAAATAGGTTAATGCGTATGGGTTACATTTATAGAGATGCTCTAAGTTTAATCATCTCTCATATTGAAAAATATAATCCTATACTAGATAGTATATTTCAAGAGATGATTAATGAGGAAGGCAACGGCATAGCTGTCTATTTCAACCGTAATCCTTCCCTTGGCAGAGGAAGTATCCAACGGCATAGAATAACCAAAATTAAGAAAGATGTTAGAGATAAAACCATTAGTATTTCGCTACTAGTAGCAAAAGCTTATAATGCTGACCTTGATGGCGATGAGATGAATTTAACACTTCCTATTAGTAAAGAAGTAAGCGATAACCTTCAGTATTTTGCCCCACATCACAATGTGCTAGATCTATCTGATGTAGATAAATTTAGCAAAAACATCTCTTACCCTAAACCAATAATAGCTACTTTGTATAACTGGCTAAGAAGCGAAAGGAAGGAATGAACATGGGGCAAATCATTTCTGTGCCATCAACAGCATTGGATTATATAATGTTTGGAGATACTAGAAATAGAGTATCTAGCTATATTCAAAAGCAAATTAATGAGTTAAGTACATATGCTCCTAAGTTCTTTGAAGGTATTAAAAATATAGCTTATAACGCTTATAATTATTTAACTAATGAGTTTTTACACACTAAGACACTACAACACTTACAAGACAATAACATAATTATACACAATCAAGAGATATTTGAGTATTTAAGTTATGAGCAAATAAGAGATGCTAATATAACTATGCAAAGATACATTATGGCGCACCCTGAAGTGCGTCAATTGTATCTTGACAATAAGATAGATGGCTATAGTGAAACTTATGTTAACATATTTGGTAATGATGTAGGCGAGAGTCACTACGATTACCGTAAAGTCATGGATGGAGTTATAGTACCAACGGAAAAAGGATTTAAGTTTACCCATTATAATGATGAATTACTACCAGGAGATAAACCTCTAAGCTTTGTTGAAAGAATGACCATCCTTAGGGTATGGGAAGAAATAGATTTCTTACTTAATGGCACAAAATACGATTTTACAAATAAGGTTGATAAAGTAAAAAGAGGTTAATGTGTTAATCCACCTCAGACAGATTCGCTCTGTCTGAGGTATTTTTTCTTTTTTTAGCAAAATCATCTGGCTTTTAATAGGAGTTTTTATATGGAGAAAGTTTTACCTACACTTGATACTGATGGCTTTGTAAAGCAAAGTCAAGCAATGATTGACTATTTACTAAGTTACTACATACTTACAGATACAGCACAAAGTTTACTTTTTAAAAACTCATTAATATCTCTTCCTAAGACTTATGCTAAATATATGGATGATGCTGAAGGCTTTGCTAAAGCTATTAAAGATGATTTAAATACGCTACTACAAAAGTATTTTAAAATCGTAGATGTTATAACTAGTGTTTATAAAAACGAAATTACAAAAGGCTATTATGTTATTATTTCTGCCTCTGTAATAGATGACAATAATCATAAATATGATATAAGTAAAGTAACGCATATTCATAAAAGTAAATCATTAAAAATATTTAACTTTAATAATTATGGGGCTGCTAAAGCCTACGTAGAAAGTATCCTGAGGCAATGAATCAAACTTTTTTAACAACTAAAGGAGACAAAAGCTATGAGTGCTCAACGAGACGCCATTCAAAAACTTATTGATAAAGAAGAAGAAGCTAGAATAGAAGACCTTAAAAGAAAAGCTGAATTTATCTCTAGTAGCATAATGAATGACGATTTATATAATAAAATCCCTGAATCTGTATTTGTAAATTACTTTTTACCTTATTTTATTGGTCAAAAGCAATCTGACACATGGGTAATTGAATGGATATCTATTGCTGGCACTCCTATGCTTCCAGTTCATGTTGTTGATGATGTAACTAAAGAAATTTTATACACAGTACCAGGGTATTTAGATACAAGTGGTATAATTAACAATAGTAGATTAAGTCTTAGTGCTATTATTGAGCGTTATAACATGTATAAAAATAACGGCATACCTATGCAATCAAGAGCTTATCTAGCTAAAAGCCTAAATGAGTACGAAAGGGCTATTACTGGAGATATTAGTAAAGATGCAATTAATAAGTGGCGTTATATTCTAAGTAGATATAATTTATTAAAAGAAAATAATCAAGCTACAGCTAATGAAAGTAACAGTTTAGATGATTTTATAGATGCCTAAGGTTCGTTATTTAGTTGTCTCTGATATACATTTTGGCCATAATAACACACCAACTCTAGATATAGCACAAAAACTAGAGAAAATGATCTTTAATGAAAAAGATATAGATATTATCTTTATAGCTGGTGACTTATTTGATCGTTTATTAGACTTTAATGAACCAGCTGCTCATGAAGTTATTGAATTTGGCAATAAACTTATTGTGCATTGTGTAAAGAATAAAATAGTACTTAGGATACTAGAAGGTACACCAAGTCATGACTGGAAGCAATCTAACATTTTTGAAGTTATTAATAAAAATTTAAATAACGCTTGTGATTTTAAGTATATACAAAGATTATCTATAGAGTACATGGAAAAATTTAATCTTCATATACTATATATACCAGATGAGTGGACTCATGACCACTCAGATCTTGAGAGGCAAATTGAAGTAGAATTAAATAGGCATGGCATTAGTGAGGTTGACATAGCTATACTTCATGGGTTATTTAATTTTCAAGATGTATCTGGTAATATACCTTTTAAGTTTAAAGAGGATTATTTTTTAAAATTAGTTAAACACTACATCCATGTTGGTCATATACATACACATAGCTATTACGATAGAATCATAGCGCAAGGTAGTTTTGATAGATTAAGGCATGGTGAAGAAGAAAGTAAAGGCTATGTTATAGCGCAAATAGATACAGATAACCCTAAAAATGATTTATGGGTTTTTAGAGAGAATTTTCAAGCACATATATATAAGAGTATAACTATAGGTAAAAAAACATCTATAGAGCGCTTAAAAGCAAAAATTAGTAAGCTTCCAGTAGGTTCTTATGTAAGATTAATTATCGATAAAGACCACCCTTTATACTTTTCTATAGATCAGATTAAAAATGAGTTTCCTCTTATACACTTTAGTAAAAAGTCTAATACAAAAGAAGAAGTAAAAAGAGAAGTTAACTTTAAAAAATTAGATATAGTTACTGAGACTCTAACTCCAGAGTCTTTAGAAGAAAAAATAATGAATGAATTTAAAGAAAGAAATTATTCATTCTCAAAAGAGCAATTAGCTTTTGCTCGTGAAATCATAGAACAAATGAAGGTAAAACTCATTGAACTTCAAAAAGTAAAGGAAGATTGAAATGTTCAGCATTAAAGATAGAACGCAAAGTGGTTTTCCAGTATCTATAGGTACAGGACTAGCGCTTGAAACACTACATGAGCCAGTTATGGCTGTTTATGATCCAACAAGGGAAGCTCCTCCTAGGGTAAACATTAATGAGTATGAATTTATCTATTTTAACGTAAGAACTATTTTTAGAAATATAGTCGGTAGCATAAAGTCTCAATATCAGCTAGAGATACCTGTAGCTGATTATGTAAAAACACTACAAGAAGAGTGTGAGTATATAGATGATTTATTAGGGTTAGAAGACACAGAGATAAAAATGTACTACAGTGACTATAAATATTGCCAAGATAGGTATCCTGGTAAATACAGGATACCTACAACAACTAGGCAAATCATGCTTCATGAGTATGAGGAAAAGGCTATAAAAAACTTAGTGTTACACTATCCTGTAATTAAGTTTAATGGTTACTTTAAACCAGAAGGCAAAAGTGTTTTAATATTTACACATATACCGTTTGATTTGTTAATGTACAAAAACTACATTAAGTTTCATCTACTTGAA